GGTCGACATACAGCAATCGCTCCGTTCCTCCTCCATGAGGGACCTATGCGAGGGCTCAACATGGTTGACCGTTTGACCAATCCTGATATGGGTTCCTGGGAGCCACAACAGAACATTCTTAAGGAGTACCTGTGTCCGACTCATTCCATGAAAGAGAGTCTCTTTCGGATTTGTTGTGATTCGTTTTCAGAACATCTTACTAGTGGTTTCACTAAGGAAGATGTTGAAGACGTGCACGTGGTTCCTCTGAGTGTGGCTGTTAACGGCTTCCCCGGAATTCCGAATGTAGATGCTCAGAAGTTTACAACCTCAGCTGGTCATGGTTTTCCAGGTCCTAAGAAGAAGTATATTCGGAGTGAGGAGGAGTTTGAGGAATGGTCAACGTTCCGCCAGTACGATGATGAAGTCGTAGCTGAGATTACTCGGATTTATGAACTAACCATACAAGGGATTCGCACACACCCCATTTTCACTGCTCAGCTTAAGGATGAGATGATTTCCTTGGCTAAGAGAGCTATGAAGAAGACACGTGGTTTTTACATGTGTCCAGTTGCGTTTCTCACAGTTATGAGAATGTTCACCACTGGCCTTACGCGTGTGATGGTCCGTAGACGAGATTTGTTTCGTCATGCGGTCGGTCTTAACACACATTCGGAACAGTGGGATGACTTGTATAAGGAATCCGAAAAGATTCCAGGTGACAACTGGATGGCTGGAGATTTTAAAGGTTTCGATAAGATCCTCTCTATCCTTATCCAGAATGGCGCCAAAAAGGTGTTCCTAGATGTGGCAAAGTTCTGTGGGTTTACCCAGCAGGAACTGTTGGCACTGGATACGCTTCTTTCTGACAACATTACAGCTGTCGTCGACTTCTTCGGTACTCTCATCATGCTATTGGGTGGTGAAGTGTCGGGACATCAGATCACAACCTTCTTCAACAGCATTTGTAACATCCTATTGCACTTGTATGCGTGGGTTGTTCTTGCTGTTGAGATGAAAATGGATCCCACTGAAGCGGCTCGCCAATTCTGGGTTCTAGTTTTCATTCGTGTTCTGGGCGATGATATCATGGCGAAGGTTCATCCTGAGGCTCCTTGGTATAATCATACTTCCGTTCAAC